TTTATAACTTCTACTTATTCTTTATTTCCAAAACAAAATGATTTTTATATGTTTCCTGCAACTTTAAAACATTGCGTTTTTCCTTATACTTCAAATTGTACAAGAGTATCAGTATCTGCAAATATAAAATGTGTATAGTTTATGAAAACATTTATAAACTATTTAACAGATGTTAATTACCCTACTGAGGAACAAAGAAAAAATGAAGTATGGGATATAGAAGGAAGACTTAAAAATGGAAATCAAATTTTTAAATTTGATATCAGACCTTTAAACCCTATAGAAAATAGATTAGAAAAAATAGGATACTTTAAGTCCAAAGCAGATAAAATGGTATTCGAAGCTGAAAAAGAATGGATTTTATTTGATTTAGAGGAGTTACATGAATATATCAAATCTAGTAATAAAAAAGATTTTAATATACATGAATTAATAGACACGCTATCTTGGAATTTGATATTAAATAAGTAATATAAGTCTGTCTATACTATGGACGTATTTTATTGTAAAATAGGCTATGGCTTTAACAAAAATACCTTTTAGACCTGGATTTAACAAACAATTAACAGATACACAGAATGAAAATAACTGGGTAGATGGAGATAATGTACGATTTAGAACAGGCCAGCCTGAAAAAATTGGTGGTTGGGTTCAGTTAAATACAGAAACCCTTATAGGTTCAGCGAGAGCCCAACTAACATGGTATGATTTAGATGGTAGAAAATATGCAGCTGTAGGAACTAATAGATGTTTATATATTTATTATGCTAGTCAATTTTATGATATTACTCCAATAGATCCAGACCGCCAACAAACCGGAGCTGACATTACTACTACAAATGGATCCACAACCGTTACTATAACAACAACTGCAGCGCATGATTTAGATATTGGAGATATTATTACTTTTGAAAATGCAGGATCATTTACAGGAGGTCAAACCGATTATACTGCAACAGATTTTGATGATGTTTTATTTGAAGTAAAAACAATTCCTACCACAACAACTTTTACTATAGAAATGCCCACAGCGGAAACAGGAACAGGGGCCACGAATGACGGTACACTTGATCCTTTACCTTACATACGAATAGGTCCTTTAGTTCAATCAGGAGGTTTTGGATGGGGAGCAAGTACATGGGGAGCCGAAACATGGGGTACCCCTAGATCAAGCACCAATACATTAATTGATCCTGGTATGTGGTCTTTAGATACTTACGGTCAGATTTTAATAGCCACTGTTCATAATGGTAGATCATTTAACTGGTCACCTATTTCAATTACTGGAGCAGCTTTAACAACTCGTGCAACAAGTATACCAAATAACCCTACAAAATCAGTTATGACAATTGTATCCGATCGAGATAGACACTTATTTCATTTAGGTACTGAAACTACAATTGGTGATATTGCAACTCAAGATAAAATGTTTATAAGGTTTTCAGATCAAGAAGATAGAACAGATTATCAACCAACGTCTGTGAACACTGCAGGAACTTTTCAATTAGATTCTGGAAGTGAAATTAGAGGTGCTGTCCAAGGTAAAGACTATACTTTTATTGGAACTGATACTTCAGCATATATTGTTCAATTTGTTGGACCCCCTTTCACTTTTTCAGTTAGACAAGTTGGATCAAACTGTGGAGTGATTGGACAAAATTCAATGGTGTTCGTAGATACAACGGTTTACTGGATGTCCGATGAAGGTGCCTTTTTTGTTTATGACGGATCAGTAAAAAGATTAAATTGTCTTGTAGAAGACTTTGTTTTTAAAACAAGCGGTAATAATCCTGGTTTAAATTATAATGCAAATCAACAAATATATGCATCTCATAATAGTTTATTTAATGAAATAATTTGGTTTTACCCAGACGCAACTAGTACACTAGTTAATAGAATGGTTGTTTATAATTACTTAGAAGGTACTTGGGTTACAGGAACATTAGCTAGATCTTCTTATGTTGATAAGGGAGTTTTTGATAAACCTTACGCTACAAAATTTATAGATAGTTCTGCAGGAACATTTCCAACAGTAAACGGAATATCTGCTACTCAAGGTAATTCAATTTATTATGAACACGAAACAGGCGTTAATGAAGTAGACGCTAATGGTAACAAAACAGCAATACCAGCGTTTATAGCATCTGGAGATTTTGATTTAGATGCAAATGGTGATGGTGAATTTTTTATAAAAATAAGAAGGTTAGTTCCTGATTTTAAAATATTACAAGGTAATGCTAAAATTACTTTAGATTTAAGAGACTATCCGAGTAATACTGCTACATCTTCACCTTTAGGCCCTTTTATTATAAATTCTTCAACAGAAAAAATTGATACTAGAGCTAGAGCTAGACTTGCTGCATTAAAAATAGAAAACGAATCAACTGATGAAAACTGGAGATTGGGTTTATTTAGGTTTGATTTTCAACCTGATGGTAGAAGATAATGGCAAAGATTACAGTTTATATTCCAGAACCTAAAGAACAGTATGAAGTAACTAACCAACGACAAATTACTGCATCTCTAGAAACATTAAAGAACCAATTAAACTTTGCATTTCAAGAGGAGCTAAAACAAGAGGTTGAAAGATTTACTTGGTTTAACACAAGGTACGGTTGCTAATGAGTTGTAATAATGTCAACGTTGAACCAACAGTTATTGGTGGTGGAGATGGATCCACAGCTTATGATGCATTTGGAAGATTAAGAGTATCTAATCCACTTACTATATTTGATTCTAAAAATGTTATGTCAAAGAATAATCTCTTTGATGAAGACTTAACTGGATCAGGAACCGTTACTTATACCGCAAATAAATCTACAGTTAATTTAAATGTAACTACAGCTAGTGGTGATAAAGTTATTAGACAATCTAAAAGAGTAATGAGTTATCAACCTGGTAAGTCATTATTAATATTAAACACCTTCGTTATGAATACTCCAGAAGCAGACCTTAAACAAAAGGTAGGAACGTTTGATGCTAATAATGGAATATTTTTTTATGCTGATGGTACAACATTAAAAATTGTAAGACGAACTTATGTAACTGGATCTGCAGTAGATACTGAAATATCTCAATCCTCTTGGAACGGTGATAAACTAAATGGTAGTGGTGCGAGTGGATATACTTTAAATGTAGACAAGGCCACAATTTTATTTACTGATTATGAATGGTTGGGTATGGGAGCTGTCAGAGTTGGATTTGTAATTGATGGTAAATTTATTACAGCACACACATTTTTAAATGCAAATGATTTAACAACGGTTTATATGCAAACTGCAAACTTACCTATCCGATATGAAATAGAAACTACAGGAACAATATCAGGTGCAGCTGTATTACAACAAGTATGTTCAACTGCTATGATTGAAGGTGGCTATGCACCAGAAGGATTACGTCAATCCATTGGAACAGCATCTTTAGGTGGAGTTAATTTAACAACAGCAGGAACATATTACAATTTAGCAACGATTAGAATTAAATCTGGCAGACCCTATGCAGTGATTATTCCAATTGACATCGCAGCATCAGCTATTTCTAACTCTGATTTTCAAATAGAATTAAGACTTAATGCAACACCAAGTACAGCATTTTCATATACAAGTTATTCTGATAATGTAGAATATGATTTAACAGGAACAACCACAATTACAGGTGGAACGGTTGTAGGCCAAGCATATTTGTCTGGTAAAGGTGCAAACAATTTACAATTTGCACGAGATGGATTTAACTTTGCTTATCAATTAGGACAGACAATTGCTGGTTCTTCTGATACATTAACACTATGTGCTAAAGGTGGATCAAATGGTGATGACATCTGCGGTACATTAAAATGGGTTGATTTAACATAATGGCAAATATATATAAAAACGCATTCTTTACTGGCACAACTACTGCAGCTGTAACAGTTTATACCGCTCCAGTAAATGGAAGAGGTATTGTTCAAAATATACAAGTTACTAATGAAACTGGAAGTAAAATAGTAAAAGCTAAAATAAATGATAGTTCAAATTCAAATACTTCTAATCTAATCGCATATGCATCTATTACTGGACCCACTATTTGTAACATAGCTAAAGGACCAATCATTCTAGAAGAGAACGATGTATTGACATTAGAGACAAGTGATACTACAAGTGTTACAGCAGTATGCTCAATATTAGAAATATCTAGAGAAGACCAAAATGGCTAAACAAAAGTTTACGCATTTCGTCCCACGTCCAAAACCTCGTAAACGTCCAGGCCGCCACAAAAAAAGTCTTTCAAAAAGTGAAAAAAGAGATTATAAGAAGTATAATAGACAAGGAAGATAATTATGAGTGAATTAATTAAAATACCGGCTGAAGCAAAAGAAATCATTAAACATAAAAGAACTTTAAAAGTATATGCTAATAAAGCTGAGTTTGATGCTGATGTTGCTGATCCTAACACCGATACTACTGAAGAAGATTTTAGACAAGATTTAGAAATAAAGGTGACAAAAGTTTCGATGGGTGCTAAAACCAAAGAATAATGAAACCTAGAGGAGCCACTGAGCTACAAATGGAAATGCTGCACAAGCATGTTCCAAAAGAATTACTAGACCAAGTACAAATATGTACTTCTGTTCCTGGTAAAGTTCCGATCGATCCAAACAAAGTAAATATACTTTGGCAAAAGAATTCATACGATCAACCAAACCTACAAGAGTTTTTTGGTAATAAAGAAAGACATAAAGAATATGATTGGTATGTGTTTAACTCGAATTGGAATTATGAAAAATTTAGATATTTTTTTGATATACCTACAGAAAGATCGGTAGTAATTAAAAACGGTATTGATTCTTTTCCACAAAGAAAAATATATAAAAAAGGCGAACCTATAAAATTAATACACCACTGTACTCCTTGGAGAGGTTTAAATGTTTTACTTAGAGCAATGCAAGAAATTAATGATCCCAATATTACACTGGATGTTTATTCATCAACTCAAGTTTATGGTGATGAATTTAAAAAACAAAACGATGACCATTATAAACCTTTATATGAACAAGCTAGACAATTACCAAATGTAAATTATATAGGCTATGAAACAAACGAATATATTAAAGCTAATATAAATAAATATGATATGTTCGTGTATCCAAGTGTTTTTGAAGAAACTTTTTGTGTATCTGCGCTTGAAGCTCTAGCTGCAGGTGTTCATGTGGTTACTAATAATTATGGTGCTTTATATGAAACCTGTGCAGAATGGCCAGTGTATATCAATTATACAGAAGATTTTGAACAAATGGCAAAAGGCACTGCAGCAGCAATAAAGATTGCGGCAAGTTATTTACATGAAGATTTTATACAAGACCATTTAGAACAACAACAATTATTTTATAAACGATTTTATAATTGGAATAAGAAGGGAATGGAATGGGAAAGTTTTTTAAGAGGAGCTATAAGTGAGCGAAAGTAAAACTTACGTTAACGAAGACACATATCAAACATTAAAAGAAGCCAACATTAAACCAATGCCACGTATTGTAGATGGAACAAAGAAGGTTGCTCCAATGTGGAAAACGGACCAAGGATCACGGGTCACGGATAAAAAACCTTTTTCTATATTTGTTGCAACTCCAGTTCATGATCAGTGTTCAATTCATTACGCCCAGGGGTTATTAGAATTTCAAAAAGAATGTATGAAAAGAAACGTAGATGTTGCTTTTCAAATAATGAAATCTTCCCTTGTTACTCAAGGAAGAAATTTATGTGTATCTGGTTTTTTAGAATCTGGGTTAACTCATATGTTATTTATTGATTCTGATATTTTATTTAATGCTGAGTCTATATTTAAAATGATTGAAAGAGATAAAGACGTTATCTCAATACCTTACCCACTGAAAACTTTAATGTGGGATAAAGCATTTAAGAAAATGCAAAAAGGTGAAATTAAAAAACCTGATGATATAAGAAAATGGTTACATACTTATCCTATGAAAATAGCTGATCCTAATAATGTAAATATAGATAGGGGTGTAATAGAGGTTACTCATAGTCCTACAGGATGTATGTTAATTAAAAGACAAGTATTTGATAAAATGATTAAGGCTTACCCAGATAAACAAATAGTACAAAAGACAGTTATTAACGGTGAGTATGTAGATAAACCTAATATGTGGAATTTTTTTGATACTATTCACGACCCAAAAACTAAAACTTATTTAGGTGAAGACTTTTCTTTTTGTAAAATTTGGACTGAGATTGGTGGTAAATGTCATGCCTTTATTGACGATCCAATAGCACATATTGGTGAACATCAGTATGAGGGTAGATTTGCTGACGAGTTGATATTACCTAAGTAAAATGGTAATATTGTCTATAATTAATGAAATAGACTATGGATCCATTTACAATAGCTTTAGCCACATTTGGCGTACAAAAACTTAGAGGTAAATCC